AACTTCAAGGTCTTTATACTTATCAATTAAGATGCGAATTGTTTAGATATGAGGATGAGGTCATCGATACTGGAATCGGAGAAATTGATGAACTTATTAATACTGAAGAAAACGTAATTGGAAATGTTATAAATTTAATAATGGTTGGAGTCGGTGTTACAGCAACCGCAGTAACATCAATAGTGAATGGTGGGGTCAGATATATAACAGTTACGAATCGTGGGGGAGGATATACAAGTACACCCACCGTTGGTATTTCATCTGCACCGTCTGGAGGAAAAACTGCTACTGCAATTGCAGAGATGATTGATGGGATCGTAGTTTGCAATACAAATATAAACCCAGAAGCAAAATCAGTACAAAGAGTTTTAGTTTCTAATCCAGGATATGGATACACTGTAGCACCTGGAGTTAGATTTATTGGTGGGGGTGGAAAGGGAGCAACTGCTACTGCAACAATCGGAGATGGTATTGTTGGTATTATAACCATTACAAATTCTGGATCTGGATATGCAGTTCCACCATCAATTACATTTACTGGCATTTCTTCAGTATCTGCAGCCGCAACTGCTGTTGTATCTGCCGCAGGATCGATCACTTCGATTTATATTACTAATGCTGGTCTTGGATACTCTGAACCACCAAGCATAGTTATAGGTTCTCCCCCATCCAATTCTACAGGTAAATTTATATTTAATGAAATAGTAACAGGATCTCAAAGTGGGGTTACGGGAAGAGTTAAGTCTTGGAATTCAATTACAAATGTACTCCAACTTTCCAACGTTAAGGGCGAGTTTATGATAGGAGAAAATATTGTTGGAACATCCTCAAGTGCATCGCATTATTTAAAAACGGTAGATTCATTACCAAATGTATTAAAAGATGGATACTCTGCTAACGACGAAATTGAAGAGGAAGCGGATGAAATTATAGATTTCACAGAAGTCAATCCATTTGGAATGCCTTAGGATGTATAAATACTTGTTATTAATTGATTAAATAGTAGTATTATAAGTTAGTAGTATGTTTGAATATTTTTATCACGAAATTTTAAGAAGAACTGTGGTATCTTTTGGTTCTTTGTTTAATAATATGTCCATTAAACATAAGAATAATGATAACGAGACTGTTAGTGTCATAAAAGTACCTCTTTCATACGGACCAACCCAAAAATTTCTTGCAAGATTAAATCAATCAGCAAACTTAAGCAAACCAGTTCAAATTACATTACCTAGAATGTCATTTGAATTTACTGGATTAACTTACGATGCTTCAAGAAAATCAACATCAACCCAATATTTTACAGTTAAATCTGCAACTGATGGTTCAGATGTAAAAAAAGCATATCTTCCAGTTCCATACAATATGCAATTTGAGCTCAGTATTATGAGTAAATTAAATGATGATGCTTTACAAATTGTGGAACAGATTCTTCCATATTTTCAACCAGCTTATACTATGACTGTTGAATTAGTGGATGTTATTAACGAAAAAAGAGATATACCTATAATTCTTGAAAATATTACAATGCAAGATGATTATGAAGGTGACTTTACAACAAGAAGAGTTTTAATTTACACTTTAAGATTTACTGCAAAAACCTATCTTTTTGGACCCGTTTCCTCTGCAACAAAAGATATTATCAAAAAGGCTTCTATTGGATATATTGCAGGAGATCTTACATCATCTCCTACAAGAGAAATTGTTTACTCAGTAGAACCAAGAGCAATTCAGAATTATACTGGAATTGTAATTACTAACTTAACTAATGATATTTCTACGACTGATACATTAATTACTGTAAATGATGCAACTTCAATTTCTATTGATACCTACTTAGATCTTGAAGGCGAAGAAGTATATGTGAAAGCAAAATCTGGAAATGTTCTAACAGTTGATAGGGGAAGAGACAATACAACAATTACTTCACATTTGGCTGGTGCAGAAATAAAATCAATCACTCAAACAGATAATTCACTTATCGAAGAGGGGGATGATTTTGGATTTAATGGATCTGTTTTTTAATTGAAGTATGAAAATGTCAAAAAAGTTTGATAAATTAAACGAAACATTTAATGTTGATGGAGATATAGTCCCTGTAGAAGTAAGTCCTATAGTGGAAAAAGTATCGCCTTCATCATCAGTAATAGATGTTGACGATATTAAAAAGGATTATGACTATACAAGAGGTAATTTGTACTCTTTAATAGAAAAGGGACAGGAAGCTATTAATGGTATTTTGGAACTTGCACAAGAGACTGAGATGCCTAGAGCATATGAAGTTGCAGGTCAACTTATAAAAAATGTTGGGGACATTGCAGACAAATTAATGGAACTTCAAAAGAAAAAGAAAGATATTGAAGAAGATACACCAAAAGGACCCACAACTGTAAATAATGCATTATTTGTAGGGTCAACTGCAGAACTCGCAAAGCTTTTAAAGCAGCAATCACAGGAAAATTTGGAACAATAAATATAAAAAGGTACTTTCTAGTCCAATGCTCAGATTGAAGTCACATATAACAGTTGAACAAATTGCAAAGAAGCATCGTTTAGATGTTTCTTTTATACAAAAACAACTTGAAATGGGAGAACCAATTGAGCACGAGCACACTAAAGATCATGATCTTGCTAGAGATATTGCTCTTCAACATCTTGATGAAATACCAGATTATTATACTAGATTGAAAAAAATGGAAGCAGATGCTAAGAAGCATCATAAAAAATTTAAAGATGTAAAAGAAGATACTAAATCGGGAGATGAAGGTCTTCATGACTGGTTTAATAAGTCAAAATCAACAGATGGTAAAAGAGGTTGGGTTCAACTTGGAGGAAAGTGGGCTGGTAAACCCTGTGCTCGACAACCAGGACAAACTTCTACCCCCAAATGCGGTAGTTCAAAAATGAAAAGAGCACTTTCTAGAGATGAAGAGGAAGCAGCGAGAAGAAGAAAAAATCGTTTAGATCCAAATCAACCACAAAAAACTGGTGGCGCAAAACCAACTAACGTAAGGACTGAAGAAATGGATTTACAAGAGGTAAAGGATAAACCAAGCAAAGGTAGTGGTAAAAAGGACGCTTGCTATAACAAAGTAAAGTCTCGCTATAGTGTTTGGCCAAGTGCATATGCATCTGGAGCACTAGTCAAATGTCGTAAAGTTGGTGCTGCAAACTGGGGAACAAAGTCTGAAGAAACTATGAAAGAAGAAGAAAGATATTGTCCTTTATGTGATAAAAGAGAAACCAGATCAGAATGTTCTTATGGAGGAAAGGCTTGGGATAAAGTATCAGTAAAAGATCATGAATATTCTATGGTTCGTTCTGAATTAGAAACTCTGATGAATGCTGCAGAAAGACTTAAAGCAAAAGTAGAAAAAGGTGAGGGAAGTATTGAAGCTTGGGTACAATCAAAAATTACCAAGGCTGCAGATTATCTTGATACAGCAGCAGATTATGTTTCTAGTGGAGAGATGGAAGAAGCATGTTGGTCTGGTTATAAACAGATTGGTATGAAGAAAAAGGGAAACAAAAAAGTTCCAAATTGTGTTCCAGAAGATGTAACTATTGAAGATGCTGACGGAAATACGTTTGCAGAAGTAGTGGATTTAATTAAACCGGAACCAATTAAAGGATTTAAATCTCAAGTCGATGAAGCAACTAGATTGCAAGCACAAACAGGAAATGTGATTGGAGTTACTCTTTCCTGGAGAGGAAAATATTACTCACTTAAGATGTTTTTCCCACAAGTGAAACTTCCATCTAGAAAAGAAATTAGTGCAGAATTAGAAAAAGTTTATCCTGGATGCAATGTAGTTCACCATTCTGTTTCAGAAATACAACCAGGTCAACCTTTGATTCAAGTATTTGGACCTCAAGGCGGTAGTGCAGCAAAATTAGGTCCTAACAAAAATTATGTAAAACCAATGGGAATGTATGGTGAAGAGACTGAATTTGATGAAGACTGGCAGAAAGTAAATCGTCAAGATAAAACTGATGGATTAAGTCAAAAAGCAGTTGATGCTTATCGTAGAGAAAATCCAGGTTCAAAACTTAAAACTGCAGTAACTGAAAAAAATCCAACGGGAAAAAGAGCACAAAGAAGGAAAAATTTTTGCAGTCGTATGTCTGGAATGAAAAAAAGATTGACATCAGCCGAGACTGCAAGAGATCCAGATTCAAGAATCAATAAAGCACTTCGTCGTTGGAATTGTAATTAATTTATAGGTTTTGTTATGGCAAATAATGATGTTTACTTAGGTAATCCTTTATTAAAAAAAGCAAATACTGCTCACGAGTTTACTCAAGAACAAATTTTAGAATTTGTAAGATGTAAAGATGATCCGGTATATTTTGCAAAGAATTATGTAAAAATTGTAACCCTGGATCATGGATTACAACAATTTGCAATGTACCCATTTCAAGAAAAACTTGTAAGGAGATTTCACGAAAACAGATTTAATATATGCAAGATGCCAAGACAGACTGGAAAGTCTACTACTGTGGTTTCATTTTTATTACATTATGCAGTTTTTAATGATAATGTAAATATTGGTATTTTGGCAAACAAAGCAGCAACTGCAAGAGAGCTTTTAGATAGGTTACAAACTGCATATGAAAATCTGCCAAAATGGATGCAACAAGGGATTATTTCTTGGAACAAAGGTTCTTTGGAATTGGAAAACGGAAGTAAAATCTTGGCGGCTTCTACTTCTGCTTCTGCAGTTCGTGGTATGTCATTCAATATTTTATTTTTGGACGAATTTGCGTTCGTTCCAAACCATATTGCAGATTCCTTCTTTGCATCCGTTTATCCAACAATTACTTCAGGTAAACAGACAAAGGTTATAATTGTTTCCACGCCACATGGTATGAATCATTTCTACCGAATGTGGCACGATGCAGAAAAAGGTAAAAATGAATATATTTTTACCGATGTCCATTGGTCAGAAGTTCCGGGACGAGATGAGGAATGGAAAAAGCAAACAATAGCAAATACTTCAGAACAACAATTCAAAGTTGAATTTGAATGCGAATTTTTAGGATCTGTTGATACTCTTATTGCACCAAGTAAGCTTAGAACGCTTGTATACGATCAACCAAAGACACGCAGCGCGGGGTTAGATGTATATGAGGATCCAGTAGATCAACACGACTATTTGGTTACTGTAGACGTTGCTAGGGGTGTTGGAAACGATTATTCAGCCTTTACTATTATTGATATTACTCAATTTCCCCATAAAGTTGTTGCAAAATATAGAAATAATGAAATCAAACCAATGCTTTTTCCAAGCATAATTCACGAAGCAGCAGTAGCTTATAATAGTGCATATATTTTATGCGAAGTAAATGATGTTGGGGATCAAGTTGCAAGTATTCTTCAATATGACTTGGAATATAATAATCTTCTAATGTGTTCAATGAGAGGAAGAGCTGGTCAAATTGTTGGACAAGGTTTCAGTGGAAAGAAAACTCAACTTGGCGTTAAAATGTCCAAAACTGTTAAAAAAGTTGGATGTCTTAACCTTAAGACAATGATTGAAGAAAATAAACTTTTTTTAAATGATTATGAAATAATCAGCGAACTGACCACTTTTATTCAAAAACATAATTCCTTTGAAGCAGAGGAAGGATGCAATGACGATTTAGCAATGTGCTTAGTGATATATGCTTGGTTGGTTGCTCAAGACTATTTTAAAGAACTTACTGATCAAGATGTTAGAAAACGTCTTTATGAAGAACAAAAAAATCAAATAGAGCAAGACATGTCTCCATTTGGATTTATTATGGATGGTTTAGACGAAAATAGTTTTGTTGATAGGGACGGTGACAGATGGCATGTTGACGAATATGGAGATCGTGCATATATGTGGGAGTATTTGTCATAATGGAATTAGATAAACAAATAAAATTAGGTCACTTATTACTCAATGATAGAAAATGTAGAGTATGTGGAGAAATTAAAAATTTAGTTGGAGAATTTTACAGAACAAGAAAAGATAGAGGTCCTGTATCTTCATCATATTCATATGAATGCAAAGAGTGTACTATAAAGAGAATAAAACTATCTAAGAATAACAAAAAGTATTTTATTGGGTGGGAGTATCCTGACTGGTAAAAAATTCACGTCATCTTTCCCCTATGTAAAGTGAGGTTTTAATAAATAATTTTTAGTTAAACTGAGATTTACGGAGAAAAACATGGCGACTCCTCAATTATCTCCTGGTGTACTAGTCAGGGAGGTTGATTTAACTGTAGGAAGAGCTGATAATGTATTAGATAATATTGGAGCAATTGCGGGTCCTTTTGCACTTGGTCCAGTTGAAGATCCAATTGATATTACCACGGAAAATGAATTACTCAATGTATTTGGAAAACCAATTTCTACAGATGCCCAGTATGAATATTGGATGAGTGCATCTGCATTCTTATCTTATGGTGGAGTTCTTAAAGTAGTAAGAGTTGATGGTACAAATTTAGTAAATGCAAATGCTATTCGCAATTCTGCAGGTGTTTCTACCGCAGGAGAACCATCACTTAAAATTAAGAACTTTGATGATTATGAAGCAAATTTTGCTGACGATATTGCAAATTATATTTTCGCAGCAAAAAATCCAGGAACCTGGGCAAATAATCTTAAGGTTTGCGTAATTGACGATAAAGCTGATCAAATTCTTCCAGTAGGAGCAGCACTTACTGCTCAAGCATCAGTTGGTATGGGTGTGACAACAACCCTTACTAATGTACCATCAGCTGGCGTTGGGACAACTTCTTCATTTAGTGGATATTTAAAATCAATTGTTACAGGAATTGGTGCTAGCACTCTTGAAGTTAAAGTAACTTCGATTGTTTCCACTTCTGGTGTAGAAACACCAGTAAGCTATGCTCCAAAATCTCAGTTACAGTCATTTAAAGCATCTACTGGTGGAAGTTTAACAGTAAATTTAATTGATTCTGCTGGAGATATTGTCGATAGTTCATCAATTAACACAGGATCTAATCCAATTAGAGACTGGTATGATGAGCAAACATTAATTCTTTCCAATGCTGCAATCTATTGGAATTCTATTGCACCAAAACCAGGAACCTCTCAATATGCAGCCAATAGAAATGGAAAGAGTGATGAGATTCACGTAGTAATTGTAGATGATACAGGTACAGTAACTGGAATTCAAGGAAATCTTCTCGAAAAGCATTTAGGTATTTCAAAGGCATTTGATGCAGTTTCAGCGGTTAATTCTCCACAGAAAATATGGTGGAAAAATTATCTCGCTCAATATTCATCATATGTTTATGTTGGTGACAATCCTTCTGATGAATTAAATGTAAATGAACCAATTGTCGCAACAGGATTCTCAACTGCATTTACAGAATATACCAACTCAGAGGGTCTTTGGAATAAAGACGCTCAAGATAGAACTTACAGTGCCCTAGGTAATGTAACTTATAACTTGAGTGGAGGTAAAGATTATTCCAACAGTGGTGGAATGACTGCAACTTTGGGAGACTTGTTTACTGCATACAACTTGTTCTCAAATAAAGATGAAATTGAAGTAGATTATTTGATTATGGGTCCTGGAATGGGCAACAAATTTGAATCGCAAGCAAAGGCGAATCATTTAATTTCTATAGCAAATGGAAGAAAGGATTGTGTTGCAGTAATCTCTCCACATCGTACAGATGTTGTAGATGTTACAAATACGGATACCCAAACAGATAACGTGATAGAGTTCTTCTCACCATTATCATCTTCATCATATGCTGTATTTGACAGTGGATATAAGTACACTTATGACCGTTTTAATAATAAATTCCGTTACATTCCTTGCAACGGAGACGTTGCTGGTCTAATGGTAAGAACTAGCATTCTTGCATATCCTTGGTTCTCTCCTGCAGGACAACAAAGAGGAATTTTAAATAATGCTATTAAACTTGCGTATAATCCAAATAAGGCTCAAAGAGATCAACTTTATCCTCAAAGAATTAATGCCATAATCAATCAACCAGGTATTGGAATTCTTTTATATGGAGACAAGACTGCATTAGGATATGCATCAGCGTTTGATAGAATTAATGTTCGTCGTCTGTTCCTCACCATTGAGCAAGCTCTTCAGAGATCTGCACAAGCTCAACTATTTGAGTTGAACGATGAGATCACAAGAGCAAACTTCAGAAATATCGTTGAACCATATCTTCGTGATGTCCAGGCAAAACGTGGACTTTATGGATTCTTGGTAGTTTGTGATTCTTCAAATAACACTCCAGATGTTATTGATAACAATGAATTCAGAGCAGATATTTATCTGAAACCTGCCAAGTCTATTAACTACATCACACTTACATTTGTTGCTGTTAGAACTGGCGTAAGTTTTGAAGAAGTTGTTGGTACTGTTTGATTTACTCAAAAATAAAAAAGGAGGAACTGAAAAATGGCAGAATCTACTATCCAAAAGTTTAAATCCACTCTCATTGGCGGCGGCGCCCGCCCCAATTTATTCGAAGTAAGAATTCCTGGAGCTATTCCTGGAGGGGGTACTCTCGGTGATGATTTTTCAATCTTATGTAAAGCAGCACAACTTCCAGCTTCAACTATTGGAATGATTGATGTTCCATTTAGAGGTAGAAGTTTCAAAGTTGCTGGCGATAGAACCTTTGATAATTGGGTTATAACAATCATCAACGATGAAAACTTTTCAATTAGAAGAATTATGGAAGATTGGATGAATTTCATCGGTCAGTATGGAGATGCTAGTGGTGCAACAGAACCCGGATCTTATATGGTAGATGCTTATGTGAAGCAACTTACAAGATCTGCTGCTAATATTAGAAATACTGGAGAAGGTGGTGGAGAAGGTCAAGGATTATCTTTAACTAGTCCCACTAAACCAACAGAAACAATTTATAAGTTTCATAGCATCTTCCCAACAGCTATTTCTGCCATTGATCTATCTTATGAATCCACTGATACAATTGAAGAATTTACTGTAGATTTCCAAGTTCAATACTGGACACCAGCAGCAAAAGGCGAAATAGGTGAGTAATAAATAGTATAAAGTTATAGATAAAAAAATAAATTATGGCGAAACTATTTGGTTTTTCGATTGAAGATAACGAACCATTATCACCTAGTGCAGTTTCCCCCGTTCCTCCTAATAAGGAGGACGGGGTTGATCATTATTTAAGTAGTGGTTTTTTTGGATCATATGTTGATATTGAGGGTGTTTATAGAACAGAATTTGATTTAATTAAGAGATATAGAGAAATGGCACTACACCCAGAGTGTGATAGTGCTATTGAAGATATTGTAAATGAAGCAATTGTTAGCGATACAAACGATAGTCCTGTTCAAATTAATTTAGAAAACTTAAATGCAAGTGATGGTATTAAGAAAAAGATAAGAGAAGAATTTAAACATATTTTAGAACTTTTAGATTTTGATAAAAAATCTCACGAAATCTATAGAAACTGGTATGTTGATGGTAGACTTTATTATCATAAAGTAATTGATCTAAAAAAACCAGAGGAAGGTATTCAGGAGTTAAGATATATTGACGCAATGAAAATGCGTTATGTGAGACAAGGGAAGAAGAAGGAGGGTGATAGATATAGAGTTTCAAATCGAAACATTGATAATCCAATGGATTATGAGTTTCCAGAAATTGAAGAATATTTCATCTATGAACCAAAAATGACCTACCCAACAGGAACTCCATCTCCTGGAACTATGGGTGGATCAAACTCTGGAATTAGAATGACTAAAGATTCTGTTACTTATTGCACTTCAGGTCTTGTTGATAGGAATAAAGGATCAACTCTCTCATATCTACACAAAGCAATTAAATCACTCAATCAACTTCGTATGATTGAGGATTCACTAGTTATTTACAGATTATCTCGTGCGCCAGAACGTCGTATTTTTTACATTGACGTAGGTAATCTACCAAAAGTAAAGGCGGAACAATATCTCCGTGATGTTATGATGCGTTATCGCAATAAACTTGTGTATGATGCTAATACTGGTGAAGTACGTGATGATAAAAAATTTATGGCAATGCTTGAGGATTTCTGGCTTCCTCGCCGCGAAGGGGGTAGAGGCACTGAGATTTCCACACTTCCCGGTGGTCAAAATCTTGGAGAAATTACAGATATTGAATATTTTAAGAAGAAGTTATATCGTTCTCTAAATGTTCCACCATCAAGAATGGATGGAGAAGGTGGATTTAATCTAGGTCGTTCATCAGAAATCCTCAGAGACGAAGTTAAGTTTAGTAAGTTTGTTTCTAGACTGAGAAAAAGATTCTCATATATGTTTAGTGATATGCTGAGAACTCAACTAATTCTTAAGAATATTATCACTCCAGAAGACTGGCAGCAAATGGATGAGCATATTCAATATGATTTCCTATATGATAATCATTTTGCAGAACTTAAGGATGCGGAACTACTTAACGAAAGATTGAATATGGTTCAAGTTGCAGAACCTTACATTGGTAAATATTTTTCTCAAGATTATGTAAGACGTAAAATTCTTCGTCAAACTGATATTGAAATTCTGGAGCAAGATGCACTGATTAAAAAAGAAATTAAAGATGGTATTATTCCAGATCCGAATGTACCAGTAGATCCTATGACTGGTATGCCTTTAGACCAAACAGCACAAATGGATCTTGGTCAACCAGTAATGGAACCGGATCTTAACGCTCAAGCGAAAACAACTCAAGTAAATGCAAAAGCAGTTGAGATGCCTAAGGGTGGTGAAATATAAATAGAAACGACTCCTAATTTGGTTTATAAAAATGGATGATTTACTGGATATGATTGCTTCTGACGAGTCTGCGTCGAATATCAGTGACAAAATCAAAGATCTTTTGTTTGCAAAGGCATCTGAAAAGATCGATGAAGTTCGACCTACAGTAGCAATGAATATGTTTGGTCAAGAGGAACAAGAAGAGGAATGATATGAAATCCTATAAGCAATTTATCTCAGAATCAGTTAATATTGCTGGCGATTTCACGGGAAATCTTTATATCAATTCACAACCAGAACACCAACAACAAGTTGGTGAGGGATATGTTGCCGATGTAATGTGGCAAGGAAGTTTATATCGTTTAGAACTAGTAACGAAAAGCGGAATTCCATCCACAAGAGAACTTGGTGAACAACTGCAAACAGACTACCCAGGGGCAGTTGTTCATCAAATTTATCCAGTTATTGAAAAGAACTTAAACATCAAAAACGCAAAGAGATACCACCCATCTAAATTAGAATGGATTGATTGATAAATGGCAATTTGGAATAAAAACGAACAAGATTATTTAAATCAAGAAAGATCCCTCTTCGAAGTTTATATGAGGGCAAATAAGTATGGAGAAATTTATGAAGATTTAGGGCAAGGATTTTCCGGAGATGCCTTTGGAAGGTTGAGAACATCAACTCCTTTTACTCTGGGGGATTACAAGCATCTTTATTCCATTGATCCAGATTTTATAGATGTGAAGGTAGGTACTGGAGCAACTGTAACTTTTGATGGCAATCAGGCAGCAGCAATTTTAAGTTCTGGTACAAGTACCGATGGATATTGCATTCACCAGACAAAAAGATACCATCATTATATGCCCGGTAAATCTCAGGTAATTTACTCAACATTTAACTTTGGTGTAGCACAACAAAATGTCTATAAGAGAACCGGATATTTTGATGACAGAGATGGAATTTTCTTGGAACAAGCACCAGATGGAACTTTGAGTTTTGTAATTAGATCTTATGTGACCGGAATTGCTTCGGATAGAAGAGTTACTCAATCGGAATGGAATAAGGATACTTTAGATGGAAATGGTCCTTCTGGATTTAATTTAGATATCACAAAAACTCAATTGTTTATGACTGATTTTGAGTGGTTAGGTGTTGGTAGAGTTCGTTGTGGATTTGCTATTGATGGTTATAATATTCTTGCTCATGAATTTTATAACGCAAATCATATTCCAACAGTTTATATGTCTAACCCAAATCTTCCAGTAAGATGTGAGGTTAGAAATACTGGAACACAAGTAGGTGCAGGTGGTTCCTTTATTCAAATTTGTTCTACTGTGATGAGTGAAGGTGGATATACTGAAGCTGGCAGAGAATATTCGCATACAACAAACCTTAGAACTGTTGGTATAGGCACTACAGTTCCTATTATTGCAATTAAACTCAAGAATTCATTTAAGGGTTATCCAAATAGAGCAACAGTAAAACTTGAAGATGTTTCGGTATTTACAAATGGCGCTAATATAAAATATGAAGTTGTAAAGTTAAGAAGTTCTGCTGCACTTGTTGGAGCAGGAACTTGGGTTTCTGAAAATGATGAGTCTGTTGTCGAATATAATCAATCTTTAACTGGAATTAGCACTGCATATTTTGAAGACTTTATGGGTGGATATGCTGCTGGAGAAAGTCAAAATTCTCAAAAACCAACTGCAACTACTGTAGATGTATCAAGTGGACCAACTTCAAAGAAGAATTATCTCTCTCAAAATTATGATTCTACAGATTCTGAAATTTTTTCAGTTCGAGTATCAAATATTGGTGACGCCAGTACTAATGTCGGAGTTTCTTTAAGGTGGAGGGAGATTTATTAAATTAATAAATAACTAAAAGTGTATTATACGAATAATGGCTCATAGACCAGTTGGATCTGGTGCATCAGTTGCATTTACTGCAGGGGCTGCATCCACATCAAATTCATTTTCAGTTCAATCAAGTGTTTTGAGAGTAGTTGCCGTTAGTGGCGCTGCTCATATTGCGGTGGGTTCAACTCCTTCAGCAACTAATGGAGATTATTATGTTCCTGCTGGAGGAACGGCAACTCTTGCTCTTACTAAAGCATCAAATCGTGTTGTTGGAGTTACTACTGGCACAACAACAACAATCATCGTTCCTGAAGGAACCCAAGTCCCATTTGTAGTTGATGAATATGTATCTTTGAGTGTTGCTGGACAATCTTATTATGATTTTAGTCATCAAAAAGTTTTATCTGTAGATACAACTTCTGGATATAATGGATATTATCAAACCAGAATGGTTGTTAATTACAATTCAAGTGGAATTGCAACTGCATTTTCGTCAACTGATGCAACAATTATTAGGTCAAATAAAGTTTCTGCATACGGTGTAGGTTCGGGAACACTTTATTACCAGCAAGTTCAAATTTCAGGAGACGCCTAAGATGAAACTCATTACAGAAGAAATTGAATCAGTAGAAGTTATTACTGAAGAAAAAGACGGTAAGAAGACTCTCTATATTCAAGGTCCTTTCTTACAGACCGAAGTTGTAAACAGGAACGGTAGAATGTATCGTATGCCTGTAATGGAAAGAGAGGTAAAGCGTTATACCGAACAGTATGTAAATAAAGGTCGTGCTCTTGGAGAACTTGGACACCCAGATGGACCAACAGTAAACCTTGATCGCGTCTCTCATAAAATTGTTTCTCTTCATAAAGAGGGAAATAACTTTATCGGTAAAGCACAAATTCTTTCAACACCAATGGGTAAGATTGCTGAGTCACTTCTTAAAGAAGGTGTAACTCTCGGCGTTTCTTCTCGTGGTATTGGTTCAGTAAGACCAACAAGAGAAGGATATACTGAAGTTGGCGAAGACTTTATGCTTGCAACTGCTGCTGATATTGTTGCTGATCCTTCAGCACCTGATGCATTTGTTCAGGGAATTATGGAAGGTAAAGAG